TCGATCGTCTTGCCGGCAGCAATGGCAGGCGTGAACGTCACCGCGTTTCCAGTGATGCCCGTGATAACTGCTGTCAGTTGCGATCCATCCGTCTGGTTGACGATGATCGATTTGCCGTTGGCGAGGCTCGCCACGTTGGCGATGTCGATTACGGTCGCACCAGTCGTGTACGGGCCACCCGTCACCAGCATGTCAGAGCGCCCTTGGTACAGGTTCGTGACCGGCAGGTTATAGGTGTTGCTCAGCACGTCGAGTTGGGCCTGTGTTAGGCCGGAACTGGATGTTGCTGCATCTCCCGAAAGGTTAGCCGGCCCGAACAGTTTGCCAAGCAGTGAATCCTGCCCAATGGCGAATCCTGACAGATAAGCGACTACCGCATTGACGATTGCCGTGCCCGTCGTCGATACGTACCCGGTCAACGGAACAATCGTGATCTGCGTGAAAATTCCGATTTCTGATAGCTCGAATAGAGCGATCGTAATCGGTACTCCAGAAGGATCAAATACAGTCTCGTCGGTCGTGCCGTACGTTCCAGTCCCGGGAGACTTCTTCGCGGCGATCGTTTGAGCGATTGTTTCGACATCGCCACCCTCGACAACAACAGCGATCGAATGGCCTGGAATACCGTTGCTGTCCGTCGCGCCAGTATCGTTCTGGTAGATCGCATTGCGGCCAATCCCGGGTGTATTGGCTACATTCGAAATGATCGATTGCAGGGGTGTTTGGGCCGGCAGTGACGTCGAGACAGCCTGACGTTGGCGTAGCGCTGCGTCGGTCTCGACAGGATCACCCGGCACTGCGGCATCCGGATTTGAAACCGTTTGCCAGCCTCGCGTTGGGGTGTTGATGTTGTTGATCGCGCCAGCAATGGCGGTGATCGTACCCGCCACCATCGCAGTCGCGGTAACAGCAATCGTGCCGCTTACGGGGATTTCAACGGAGGCAGGAAGATTCCACAGGTTACTGTTCGTGTCGGCCACGACGCCATTGTTGATGACCGTCCCTGCCTGTCCGCCGATATTGACGACAGCCGTACTGTTGCTCGACACATCGCGGCGCAAGCCGTTGATCTTGACCTGGCTCGAGAGTGCAGCACCTTGAGCATAGGCGGGCGAGTAGCCGTTGTAGGTCGTGACGTCGGCCTGGTTGCCATCGTTGATCATTTGGGCCAAAACAGCCAACCACTGGCCATCTTGCGCGTCAGGCTCTATATAAATATCACTTCCGTAAATTGATTGAAAGCTGCTCTGCAATGAACCAAGGATAGCGGAGTACGACGGAGCCGAAATCCCGGTCGAATCAATCGTGCATGCAAGCGTCGCGAGAGGAAAAGTCGTGGCCATCAGAAGCTCTGTGTAATGGTTGTCTGGCCGTACTGCGTGTTGACCGTCGCAGCTACCGTGAAGGCGCGCGTCTTAGGGTCGAGATAGCTCGCGTAATCAGCAATACCCGTCACGCCTTGCGTGTCCAGGATCACGGTTTGCACGGCGAGGTCACGCGTTGATTCGGTGCCAGCGCCGAGGATGTCCGTGTCGTATGGCGTGCCCGCGGTCTGGTCTAAAAACCACTCGCCCTGTATCAGCCTGAGGCGCGTAAGAATGGCCTGGGCTACCGTAGCAGCAGAGTTGACCAGGAAATTCGCGCCATTTTGTCCCCACGTGTAGTCGCCGTTAGCGTCCAAAACTCGATAGCGCATATCAGCCGCCTTTGATGGTCGTCGTCAGGTGGGCGCTCGTCATCTGCTGCGTGGGAGGTGACGAATTTCCGCCTTGCGGATCGGGATGTGTATGCCCGTTGAATAGCGACATGAATGCTGATGTCACCAGAGATAGCAACGTCTGTGAAGCCGCCCCAAGGCTGATCGAAGGGGCTGTTACCGATGCTGATACGGAAGCCGTGATGTTTGCGCTTCCCGTCACGTTGATATTTGTGTTGCCGCCGATGGTCGCCGTCCAGTTGGCCGGCGTCACGATGTCGATTTCGTGCGACGTCGGGTTTAGCTGGAGATATGCCTCTCCGTCGTTACTGCGCAGTTGTGCGGCCGTTGTGCTGATGTTGCTGATCTTCGTTGCTTGCGAGTACGGGCCCGGAATGGCAAAGCCATCCGATAGATCATGCATCCGGAACTCGGACTGCACCTGTACGCCACCTGCCGACCACCACGCATCGATACACCGAGAAGCAAACACGACCAGACATTCGTCATCTTCCGCGACTGGAAACGTCAGTGTGCAGCCACCGCCGCGCGGGAATACCACCGGGCAATCTAGCAGGAGAGGGAGCGCTACCCATTGCATTGATCCATCGGGCGCGCGGACTTGCGCCTTGATGGCCGGCTGCACGACCGCTGTGATGCCGTCAGCGTTGAAGCTCTGGATGATCCCTGGACCGGCCGTCCAAATCTGTGCCTGCCGGCCGTCAAGCGCAGCATTGAGCGCCTCGTCCGGAGAGTTGAGGCGCTCTCTTTGATCCATTCTGGAACCTAGCCGTAGGCTTGAACTGAGTTGTTCTGATTACTGGCCGATACATCGACCGCGAGACAGGTGATATTGATGTACCACGGGTTTCCGCGGGTATCGCCTTCAAACTCGGCCACCAGGACTTTGTAAAATCCGGCCGCAGTTGTCACCGTGGCGACTGCAGGGGTGTACTGCAATCCCTGCTGCTGCATCGTGATCTGGTTGATGTCGGACTGCGCGATCTGCACCAGGCCGCCGATGCGGATCAGAGGATTAAGAAGCGCCTGCGCGTGTACGCCATCATCGCGGGCTTCAGGAACCCCGATCAGGCCGGTTGTCGACGACAGCACAACTGCCTCACCAGGGCGATAGCCAGTGATCGGCACCACAACAAGCTGGCCGTTTTGCATCGACCAGCGGTAGCCGTATTTCTGCGCCCAGTCTCTCGCGTAATCCCTCGTCATACCGAATAATGACTTCCCGCGCGATAGGGCTTGCGCCTGTCCGGCGCCCGCTCCGGCGATCAAGCCGGTTGCGTCCGTCGCGTAGGGAAGATTCGCCACGCCATTGACGGAAGGAGCCGACTGGATCGCATTGATAACTTGCTGGGGCGTTTGTCCGGCGGCCAGAGAAAGGCTGATGACAGCGAAGTTGTAAAACTCATCTCCGTCAGCGGCGAATATCTCAACGTACGAATTGACGTTGTTCTCTCTGCCTTTCCGCACTTCCTTGATTGTCCCCTGAAAGATGATCCCGTAGTTTCCCGATTCGTATCCAGCCTGCAGCGTGATCGTCGTGAACTCGTTCTGGATCGCCTTGGCGGTTGAATCGGTCAGGTTATAGATGCGCACATAGAGCGTGTTCGGCGCCTGCTCGTCGGCATTTCGTGTCTTGAACGTAAAACGCAGTTCCGACAGGTCGAGCCCCTGCGTACCAGTCGAGACAATCAGGCTCGCTTGTCGTCCGAACTGGTTGCTCATGGCAGGATCGCGTAAAGATGCCCTGTGGTTCCTAGGTCGGCGAACGTCGGCACAACATCCGGCGCGTTGTCAGTCTGCGCGATCAACTGGAAGCCAAAATTAAGGTAGCCAAACTGCTCGAGCAAATCGACACCCGTCACCATCGGAATCCCCGACAGGATCGGATTGCCGCTCGGGTCCGCAATGTTGATGATCCACGACGCATTCACCCAGTTCCAAACCACGGTCATTTGATAGGTCGTGCCCGCTATCGCAATGCCGAACGTCTGCGGCTGGGGCGATAGCGGAACCTCGTAGGGCGTGCTCATGGCGCTGCGTTCACGTTATAGGTAGGCGATGGCAGTAGGGATTGCGTCCCCATGTTGACCGTTGATCCATTCTGTGCCGGGTTGGACATTACTGACGAATTCGGCACCGTGACGGTCTGCGTCTGCGCCATCAGGATCTGGCGGCAGGTCATACGCAGAATCAGACTGTTTTCCGTCTTCGCATCCGTCGTCGTCGCCAGCGACTTGATCAGCATGTTCTTGTAGACACGCTTGCCGGTGTAGATGTCAAAAATGCGCCGGTTGTTGTATAGCGTCAGGATGTTGTTGTACACCGTGACGCTCGTAGGCGATCCCGAACTTAGGGCGGTCACGATACCGCCGACCAGTTCAGCCGCTCCGATAACCTTTTGCAGCAACGGGCTTGTGTTTGCTGCTGCGCCCAGAAGCTGATTCAGCGGACCTGAATTGTTGGGGCTATCCGACCAGGCTGCCGTAATAATCACTTCCGACGGTCGCGCATACGCATGGTCGGAAATCGTGGAGCCCTGTTCAACAGGATGCTCTGTGATCTCCATTTCATCCGAATGCACTTCCTCAATCGTTACCTGCTTGATAATCGTGGTTACAAGGCTGCTGTTGTCGGAGGTGTACAAACCTCGCTTGGGTTTGATGGCGAGCGACTGGATGCCGATCTGCGCCACCGACGCGACGGTACCCAGAATTCTCATTGCACTGCCCCAGAGAAGTTGCGCACCAGATCGCCGTACAGACGGTATTGCTCGCCAGCCACGGCGCGCGCAGTTCCTTGCGGATCTGACGTGCCAGCGATGTGGAAGGTGTTGGTCTGCGTCACTGCCACCGACCGATTGCTGTTTGTGCCATTGACGCCGAGCCGCGCACCGCCCATGCCATTCGTTACGCGGTTGACGTAATCGAAGGTCTCTTGCGGCAGGTGTTGCGCCCAGTTCCCACCAAAACGGGAGATATCCTTGTCCAGATTGCCTTCGCCCCAGTTGTAGCCAGCGATAGCCTTTACAGCATCACCAGCATAGTGGCGCAGAAGGTCTGCGAACTTTTGCGCTGCCGCTTTGGCTGACTGAACAAGGTCATTCGGATCGTCAAGCCCATACTCCTTGGCCGTATCGGGCATAAAGCCGAAATGGCCCATCGCACCTTTGGGCGAGAGCATGTTCTTTCCGCGCGACGACTCTGCACTCCAGTCGCTATCGAGCAATCCTTTAGGCAGATTAAACCTGTCTTCGAGCGAAGCGAAAAGGCTCTGAGGATCGCTTTTCGACGGCGCATTCTCGGCGGGCAATTCAATGATCGTGCCAAACGGCTGATTGCCATCGTCACCGGGTGAGCCGCGTGGCGGCGTCAGTTTCGCGCCGCCGCCATCCTTGACGCTATCCAGTTCCGCCTGGGTATAGCCGCCAGTCGCATCCAGCTTGCTCCGATCAGTGCCGGTCAGGATGTCACTCAGCGAGCGATACTTGCCGTGTGACATCTTCGTGACGAGGCTGTCGACTTCATCGCGGATCGTATCGCCGATCTTCCAGCCACCTAGGCCGGCAGCGGCGGCGGCGAGACCCGAGATTGCTACGGTCAACCCGCCGACCCCACCGATGATACCCAGTAGCTTGATTGCAGCCAGCCCGAGCAGAATATCTTTCACGCCCCCCAATGCGGTCACGACATGATCGATATCACCTCCGACCTTCTTCCAGTCTACGGACTGAATCCATGTGGCGAGATGTGATACAGCATCGGCGATTGCCTGCGCAACGTCACCGGCATGGTTCTGCGCCCAGCGTTCGAACTGGTTGATGAGCGGCGTCATCACCGGGACCAACTTAGACTCGATTTTTATCCACAACAAATCAAAGTCTGCGGTAATTGACCGGATGGAGTTGTTGAAATCGACTCCAGCCGCCGCAGCTTGTCCCGGAGTTATGCCCCATGCCCTCAGTCTCTCCGCGTACTTCTTCTGCTCCTCTTCGAGCTTGGGAAGCCCGTTTTCGAGCATCAGCAGCGTGTCCGGATCGATCCCGAACAGACCCGCATAGGCGGCAGCCACGTACGGCTGCATGCCCTTCATCTTCTCGATGAAACTGTCGAATTTCTCGGTCGGATCGTTGCCCGTCACGCCGAGCGACGCAAGCAGGCTATCCGAGCCAGGATTCAGGCGCAGGGTGCGCGCGAAACCTTCAAGCGACGATTGCGCCTGATCTGCGGTCAATCCGATCTGACCGGCCGCATACCGCAGCGCCATCAGGTTGCCGACCGTCGCACCTGTGCGTTGCGAAGCGTAGTAAAGATTCTCCATCTGACTGGAGATGATCTTTACACCCGCCACGATGCCAGCAGCGGTCGCGGCTACAGCCAACCCAGCCTGCATCACACCCTTGGTGACGCTCTCGACTGCGAGGTTGAATTTCTTGAAGCTCGATTCTTCGACAGAAAATCCAAGCGATACGAGGAACTCTCTGAGCACTCCATCGTCACCCATTTTCAAGTTCCCCTGCTTTTCTTAGTTGCCAACTGCGGCGCAATGCCTCGGACCGTTTCGCTCTCGTTTCCGGACTTTGCGTACGCCCCTTTTGTGCTGCAGAAATGGCCGCCCTCTGTTCGGGCGATATAACCTTGCCTAGCGCGTTTTCGCGCATGAGCGCCTTCGATTCTTCCGAATGCTTCATCCCGGTCCTAGTTCCTGCCGGCCGATCTTCGGGTGGAATGGCCGCCCACCTGCGGAGTTGCGCTTCAGCCATTCGCGCCTTTGTTTCAAGGCTGACCTTTCTGGCTTTGTTGCATGCTGAGATGTGCGCTCGCTGCTCCGCTGAAATGACGCGCCCAAGCGCCTTTTCTCGCATGAGGGACTTCGTCTCCTCGCTATGCGATTTCCCGCGCATGCCTCGCTTTGCGCGATCCTCCGGAGCCATTTGAGCCCATGACGATTTCAGCGATGCGATGCGTTTTGCAGTTACTTCTGGAGTCGGAGGAGGGGCGCACTGGCGTCCCTTCAGGATTGCGCTTAGCCTAGCTCTACGCTCCTCGCTATGCTTCTTCCCTAACTGGGCGGCGCCGGTATTTTTCCGATGTCGCTCTTTTGCTTCTGGCGAAAGGTCTGGAGCGCCATCCCCTCCGGCCGTCAGATTGGTCAATGGGCCGCCGTCGCGAGTCCGACCAATTTCATCAATGGTCTTGACTTCGAGAGCAAGCGCTTCACGATTAGTCAGCCCCTTGGCTATCTTTTTCTTGGGGACAACGATTCCAGCATCTTTCATCCCAGCAATGATGTTGTCTTTATGGGATCGCCCGCGCCTCACATTAAGCTCGTGGGCCAACCATCTATCGCCTTTGCCTTTCCCGACATAGAAAGGCGTCACTCCATCCTCGCGGTACAGAATGTAAACGTAATAATCCCGGGGTAGTACAATGGCGTCAGCCATGCCGCTCACCTCGTAACAGGTAGGGGTTTGGTTAGAGCCGTCAGGGTGTTGGAAGCACCTTGGCGGCTCGCTTATTTTACCCCAATCATTTAGCACTCGCTATTGATTCCGACTCCGCTCTGCGGCCTGAAGTCTGGCTTGGTTAGTGTATTTGACGTCCAGCACTTCATTCATGGTGGCGATATCTTCGATCCCGAGCGTCCCGTCAATCACCGACTCGTATTTGCACAGCCCTTCTGCCACCGGTCGCCACAGCCAGTCCTCGCCATCCGGCATCGAAACCAGTTCTATACCGGGAGCCGAATCATCTACTGCGATCCGGCTGCGGCTGCGGGAAAAAAACCGCGCAGGTTCTCGGTCAGCACAGCGCGAGTCAGATTGAGAAGCTGGGGAAGTTCGATGTCATTGAACAGCAATGCGCCGTTGGGAGCACGCACCTTGGCCCAATCATTACCTTGGGCACGCTGAACAACGCTCAGGCAGTGATCCAGAACGTAGTCTGAATCCTCGTCGCTCATCTTCGAAAGATGGTCGAGGATCGGACCCATCGCGCCAGCCATGCCGCCACCATTCACGCCAGATGCGAGAAATCCCATGATCGCGGGACCAAGCCGACGCACCACATGAAACTGTTCGCGCGCGGGCATCTTGCCAATCCGGTATGTCTGGCCATTCACTTCAACGGTATCGAGCATCGTTAAATCCCCGTTGCCAGTGCAGCATCCATCAGCACCGCATCGAAGTTCCATTCCAGGATGTTTCCGTCCATCGCATACGTGTTGTTCGGGAACTTGGAGAACGCAACCTGCTGGCAGGAGTACTGCTCGCCGCGGACAATATCCGAACCCGCCATCACGTTTTGCCCCCAGTTGGCCGAACTCGTGCTCTGGAATGCATACATCGCACTCAGCAGTCCATTAGTCGGGGAGGTCTTCAGCAGCCGCACGGTGATCTTCCCTGCGGTGCTGGCATTCAGGCTTTGCATGCCGCTGCCGTCTGCGCCGATCGTCATCGTATTCTTGTTCTCAACGAACTCGAACGTTGCGCCTTCCTTGGCCGCACCGGAACCGTCGCCGAGGGTGATTGCACCGCCCGGACCCGTAAGAGTCAGGGCGAAATTCGTAAATGACCAGGTAGCCATGGTTTATCTCGCTCAATTATTTACGGAAACGGCAAAGTCAATCGTGTGTACGGCGCCGGCCAGCTTGACTGCAATCTGGAACGGAACAGACTTACGTGCCGCGCGATCGGCCTGGCTTTGCGATGCGACAGGCGGCTGGTAGACGTAGTAGCCCTTGGGCAGGAAGTCGCCCTGGTTCAACGTACCGAAACCGCCGCTGTTCCACGTGCCAGGCGCAAACAGACCGTTCTTCACGTATTGCTGGCACACTCCCTCAATGCCGGTAGCCAGGATATGCATGCCTGGATCGGTCTGCGGGATCTTCGTGGTGCTCGTGTAGAGCAGGTTGAAGAGGGCCGTCTGTACGTCGATACAGAACGCATCCATGCCAACGATGGTGTCGATGAACTCACCCGAAGCCACGACTGCCGGCTCGATGATCGTCGTACCGTTGTTGTAGGCGACATAGACATTGCAGTTCTTTGCCTCCAGCGCGCCGATCTGCGTAGCACTGATCGTTTCCGCCTGCACACCTGGTTCCTGCTTGTACATCAGCGTGATCACGGTGTTGTTACCCGTGTAGTCCACCGTCAACTGCCGGCCAAGCAGCGAGTTTGCCGCATAGGCGCTGCTGCTCGAATACTGCGAAACAGTCTTGTTGTAGCCGAGCGCCTGCAATTGCGATGCGATGTCGGTCGTGCTCTGCGTCGTCAGAACACCAGCCTCTTGCGTCGTCACGCCGTAGAAGTGCTTATTTGTCGTAGCCTCGATGAATGCGGCCAGTGCGAGGTGATCAGAATCAGCGGCGCCGCATACCGTCAGGCCGTACCACTGCTGGCCGAACTGGTTATCGAACAGCGTTGCGGCAGCGACGGCCGATTCCGCAGCAGCGCCTTGGGCGACGTAGGCGCCAGACGATGCTACGGTCATGCCGAGCATCGAAGAGATGTCCGTGCCAGCACCGCCACTCAGCGTCGAGGCAGAAGGCGTACCTACCGAGGCGGCCAGCGTGAATGTGTTGCCGGCCGTGCCCGCCGTCTTGTAGACGATCTGGAGCGCTGTACCAGCCTGGTTGACCGAGTAGACTGCCTTCGACAGATTCGTGTCAGCAGACTGGTTCAGGAACGTTACCGCGTTGGCAAGCGTGGCTGCGAGCGTCGCGCCAAGCAGGATCTGATTGCCAGTCGTCAGTGAGGAAACGTAGGTGACAACGGTGCCACCAATCGTCACCGTCGCTGCTGCGCTCGGGTTGACCGAGTAGGTCACCGAGCCGAAGGCGGTCGGAGCACTTGCGAAACTCAGCGTCGACGTTGCGCCAGTGGTGCCGTCCGTGATCTGGAACTGGGCAAAGCTCGAATTCCACACGCACGTCGATCCGGCGACAGCCGCGGCAAGTGCCGTCTGGATCAGCGCCGCAATACCGTTCAGGTTCGTCGACGTGCCGAAACTGGCCGGCGAGATCGTGTACGGTGAGCCGTTGATCGTGATCGAAAAGGCCGGCGCCGTGATGGCGGTCCATGCCGACATCAGCTGTTGCGCGACCGACAGCGACGCGCCAAACAGTTGCGCAGAAGTAGCGGTTTGTGCCCAGCGGCCGATCAGCAGGTTAGCCGGTTGCGGAGTCTGGCCAAACCAGTCGACCGCGGCCAGGTACTCGGGCGCGGTCGTGCCGAAGTCTGCCGACACACCATCAATTCCGGTGTACGAGCGCATCCGGCTCGACACGTCGATCACCGGCGACGAGCCGAGAATCAGTTCGGTATTCAGGTTCTGCGCCTGGGCCGCATTGGGCGACAGGTTCACCGTCCCGTTAATCAGGCGGGAGATGGGAAGTTGACTCGTCGCCATTTAGGCTCCTGGAAATGAAAAAGCCCGCACTTGGCGGGCTCAGAATGTGTTACGTGAGTGATTACTGCGAGACGGTGATAGGCTGGGTTCGCGGGTCTGAATCAACCGTTGCGTCTGCTGAAAGGATATTCAGCACGTTGTACGTGCGGATAATCTCGCGCCGGATCCTGATTTCGAAATCAAAGCGCCGGATCCATTGCTGGTTGACCAGTTCGGGGGCAGGGCGTTTGGGGCCAACGCTTACGAGACCCATCGAATACGTACCGAGCATCGCATTGTTCTGCGACACAAAAATGCCGTCGCGTGCCTGCGCGGCGTTCGCGCTTGCGTTCGGGCCGTAGAAGCTCGCCAGGACGGTCAGGATTTCGTTGCGCTGTAACGTGTCCGAGCCTTCTCCGTCGCCGTCGTGAATCATGGCCGGATTGGCATCGGCTTCGCTATTCATGACGCCGATTGCACACCAGTTCGTGGACGGCTCAGGCTGCTTTGGAACCGTGGCTTGCCACCTCGGGCGAACCATGTTTCCCGGTAGGCCAGTCAGTCCAACGATCATCTGCTGGAATACCGCGTCGAGCGCGGCATCTTCCAACGGGGGAGATTGAGCAGTCGGGACCAGCCATCCGGCTTGCGTTGAATCATTGGCCATTCGATCCACCCGAGAGCGGGATAAGTTCGCAATTTGAGGCGGTAAAGCCGATGCCGAACCTGGACCAGTCGCCCACGTTCGTCACCGTGTACTGCCGCCCATTCCAGGTGACGATATCGGCATCAATTCCGTCCGCGCCAG